ATTATTTTTAATAAAATTTTTTACTCCAATTCCTATTTTATTTTTTTGATTTTTAGATAATGGTTTTCCAGAAAATGTTTTTCTAGCTTTTTCTGCTAACAATTTACTTTTTTCTTCTTTTGTTAACCTAGAATTATATAAATTTAATGCTTGTTGTTGTCGTTCTTTATCAAGATATTCATAAGCACCTTCACCGATTAAATTAATCAATCTGCGTCTAGTAGTAACATTTTCATTTTGGGTTAATTCAATAAAATCTAAATAAACAACTCCGGTTTTTACATTTCTAATTTTAACATTTTTTGCATTGGAAAAATATTTATTACCAGAATGTAATTTAGAAATTTCTTGTTTTCTTTCTTCTGTGTGGTGTTTTCCATAAAAACCAGAATTTTCACCATATAATATTAAAACATTTCCACCAATAGACATATTGTATGTATTTTTATCTAATGTAAATTCTTTATTAACAAGAGTTTTTTCTAATTGTTCTGCTTCTTCTCTAGTATCAAAAACACCTAAAAGTTCTTGATAAAAGGAATCTGGACCATATTTTTCTACTGCAAGTTTTAGTATTTTTCCAGAACCCAAATAATTATCTTTAAATACACTTCCAGTTTCGGCTTTTTCACATAATATTAAATCATCAGCAATTTGGTGAAAACCAATATAAATTTTATTATTGACTTTGTTAGTAGTTTTATATACAGTGTATTTCATTTTAGTAGAATCTTTTATTTCGGTGAATCTACTATTATTTATAAAAAATGAAATTTCTCCGTAGTAAATATCATCACCATTACAAATACATATTTTAGTATCTCCTGTTACGCAAGATCTTCCACGAAGTCCAGAAGCAGATGTTGCAGCAGTAAAAATTTTAGATCCATTTTCTAATTCAAGAGAGCCTTTATTCCACGAATTAAGTCCTTGTTGCATCCATAATGGAACATGCTCATACATTAATTGATATCGAGATAAAACTTCCCTGGCTGTTTCATCCTTGTTGGCTACAATTGCAACTGTTTTATTAGATTGAAATAATGTATACCATAAAATATATCCCACAGATAATTGTGTTTTTGATGATTGGCGGGGTAAAAGTGCCGCCACCATCCTATTATTATGAATTATTTTTACAAAATCCTTTTGAAAATCCCATAATTTAAATGGTTGTATACCATGATCCAATGTTACGATATAACCATAATTTTCTAAAAAATATATTGGATCTTCTGCACATTTTGCTAATTCTACAATTTGATCTTCTGTATATTCAAATTGTACCCCGATCTTTTTTAAATTGGGATTTCCACTATAATTTATTCTATCTTGCTTTTTTAAGACAGTCATTTAATCTTCCATTAAACTCTTAAACATCCATTGATATTTTTCATGTATCTCAATCCGACCACCAATGTAATTTACTAATCCTTCCTTTTCATACTTTTGGGCCAATTTTAACGCCACTTTCATGGTATTAATAATTGTTTTATTATCTTCAATCAATTGATTTAGCATTTCATCAGATTTTAATATTTTTGTTTCACATTTAATTTCACTTAATTCTAAAAATCTAGACATTGATCCTGGGGCAAAGGAATCTAATGCTCTAATATGTTCAGCAATAAAATCATTGGCAGTTTGTAAATCGGTATATATCAATTTAAAAAAATCATGTAATTGAATAAATCGTTTTCCAGTAATGTTCCAATGAAATCCCAACACTTTCACATATAAACTAAAATTATCTGCCAAATATTTTTTAATAATATCAATCAATATTTCCATCAGTTGTAATCTCTTTAATTTGATTGTCTTTAATTATTTTTAACAATTCTTTAGTTGAACCAACAAAGACGGCTTGGTTTACATTTATATCACCGGAAGAATTTTTGGTTTCTCGGGGAATTACTAATTCATGTTTTCGTTTTTGTATTTCCAACAAATCCTTATTAAGTTCTGAAATATTTTTAATAAAATTTGCAGCAACTTCAAATGCTCTTGGATGTTCGGAATCTTTAGCAATATTTAATATTTCATCTATTGCATCATGTCCTTTAATAATAAGTTCTCGGATATTTCTTCTTGCAAACTCGACATCAGATTCTATTGTAGATTCAACATTGGAATGCGATTCAACACTTACACTTAATTCTGTAGAATTTGATGTGTCTACAAATGTAGTATCGGTTACAATATCAGAAAATTCTTCTAGTGTTGGATTAAGATCAAATATAGTTTCAAAATCTTTATCAAAGGTTTTCATTAGCCATACTCTATGATTGATTCAGAATAACCATAATCATCTTCAGGTTCAGCATCTTCTGGATCAGGTTTAACTATTATCATTACATTTTTTGTTGGTGGTTGGTTGGATGATAATACGGTATATCTGGCATTGGTATAGTTGCCTATTATTACATCATTGGGTTCTAATAATTCAGTTAATTCACCGGCAACAAATAATCCAGTAGAATTATTGGCAAAATATATAACTTTTCCTTTTGTTGATTTATTTCTTACCGTAAATACTTCTGATATTGCAAAAGTACCAAAACCATTAGCAACATCTACATAAACTTCTTGTGCTTCTTTAACTCTATTATCGGTATATAAATTAATATATGCACCACCATAACCACCCTGCCCGTCTGGTCCGCCAACATCAGACCACATGCCAATTAATCCTTGACCACTACTTTTTACAGGTGGAAATATATATCCTTTAGCAGTAAACGTTAAATCCCATATAATCAGTCGTGTAGTATTCATATCTCCTTCATAATCTACTTCTGTGGTTACAGTATTTAATATGATAGGCATATTATATGTTCGATTCATTTCTGGATTAAAATCAACCGATACAGTAAAATCTGGTGCAAAATATGGAAGAATTTGTTCTACTATTTGAGTGCCATCTTCAACGTTTCTTACATAAATTGATAATGTAAAATCAAAATTGTATGGTACTGGTGCAAATTGAGTTTTTAAACCTTCTTCAGTAGAATATTGAAAATTATTTAATGTGGCTTGTTGTTTTCTAGATGAATCATATGATATAGCATCTAAATTAAACGACATTTTAGGTAAAACTATAGCAACAGATTTAGTTACGTCTGGATCAGAAAAAAGTCGAGTAATGTATTTTTCTTTTGGGGCATATATAAGTGGAACATTAGTAGTATGAAATTTTGTCCTATTTTTGTTAAATCTAACTACTTGAATATCATTAAAAATAGTACCAAACGCAACAACTACTTTACGTAATGTTCTATGAGTAAAAAAAACATTTCCTAACATGTTATGCAGTTCCAAATGGGTTTTGGCAAGAAAAATCTAAAATTGCATCTGCTTCGGTTTCAATATCGCTATTATTAACAATATCTTCAAATGTATAACTCATAGATGGTATTTCGGAATATGTGTTGGCTATCCAAACTGCACCAGATGTATTTCCTGTTACGGTACCAGCGACAAAAGTTCCAACAACTTGAATAAGATCTAAATATTTTCCAACTGTATTAGCAGAATAAACGATTCCTTTAGCAGAAGAATTTGCTATTGAATTTCCTTGATATGCAATTTCATTTGCTATGAAACATCCAGTACCAGTAGTTAAATATAACCTTGAACGAGTATAATTATCCCTAATTTGATTATCAATTTCATCTATTCCAGTAAGAATAATTTCATTTGAAAATACAAATTGTTTTAATTTTAAAGCATATACAAAAACATTCCCCGCTCGTCCTCTACCTAATGTATAAAACATTGCTTGATCATTTTCATGTTCAACAAATGTTATTTCAAAAAAGTTTTGAAATACTGGAATATAAATTAAATCACCTTCTCTGGGACGAATTAAATCTCTAAATTCATTATTAAAACGTTTACGAGATACCAATAAAGTTATTTCATCTCTAATTTCTAATCCAAACTTAGAAATAAAATCTCCTTCTCCATCCATACCAATAACATTTTCTAAATACATTTCAATAATATTGGCGGAACGATATTCTTTTAAAGTATCTTCACCATAAATTAAATCTATTTCGTTATCTGCTCTTACTGAACGAGGAAGATAATAAACATCCATACCAGAAATTTGTATACTTTCAACCAACAAATCTTCAATTAGATTTTGTTCGCTTGTAATATAACCCGGAAATGGATTGAAAAAAGTATTAGTTGCCATTTTAACCAATAAACATTTCTGCTGGCATTAATGTTAAATTCATGGCATCGTTTTCTAAATGTTGTATCTCTTCTTTTGCTTCTTCCATTAATGTTTGAGCATTTAATGTTACACCACCTGGCATTTGAATATTAGAATACTTAGACATATTAAGTGCCCATTGATATTTAATCTTTGCAGTAGCATAAGATTTCATAAATTTATTATTCCAAATGTCAGACATACCGACAATGGTCATTGAAACATTATTAGCAGATACAGATGGAAAATCTAAAACAGTAATTTCGGTGGGAGATTTAATTTTATTTATTTGAATTGGTTCAGATCCGAAATAAACAGTATCACCCTCTAAAATCTCTTGATCAAAAACTGTACCAGTTCCTATGATAGTCTTAGATGCAGAATCTAAATTTACTGTGCCAGTAAGATTTAAAGTATCAGGATTTAATTTTCGATAACATTCAATTACAACATATTCACCTGCTCTAACATCTCTGGCCCAATCAATATCTAAATAAAGTTTATTTAAATTAGAATTAAATCTAAATTGCGGGGT